CCGATCTTTTTTCCCCAACTCAAAACAAAAGGAGGCCCGAAAGTGACCGAATACGCCCCGATGCTGCCCGGGTTTGAAGCTCCAAAGACCGGCATGAGCAAGCTCGAACAGCGTTGCTCTCAGCACCTTGTGATGCTCCAAGAGCTGGGTCTTTTGAAAGACCAGGATCAAGTCATGGCGCAGCTCGTCATGGATCTTGCCCATGCCGTCGCGCTCAGTGCAGCCGCCGGCAAGGCAGCCGGCACAGCCCTAGCCGTCAAGCCGCTCATGGAAGCACTTGACAAGCTCCCCAAACCAGTAACCGAAGATGCGTTTGCCGCAATGATGAAAGAGGCCGGCCTAGTATGAGCACCAACCCCGCAGAACTCACGTTCGATATGAACTTCCACGCTTTCGTCTTGGCTGTCCCGTTGCGGACCACAGAGGCCGGCATGATGCTTGGGCAGCCGGTGATAGCAATGAACCAAGGCGGCGAGGCCCAGCTTGTCATGGCGCTACGTGCGATAGCCGATGACATTGAGGCCCGGGGGACTGACGTAGTGGGGAAGTGGACCCTTTGAGCGCTATGGACGCGGCAACCGTGGCCGTGCTTGCAAGTTATGGCTCACTCGTGCTGGCAACGGCTGCCGTGGTCCTGTCGGTGCTCCGTGGCCGGTGACTTTAGGGACCACCGCGTGGACGGTTGGCCCATGCAGATGATGAGTATGCCCGTAGGTTGGTACATCGACGTAAACGAGTCAGCCGGCATCGAGTACCCGGTGAACGGCGACGAGACAGCACAACGTAAGGATGGTCAATTGTGGTAGTAGCGCTTGCTGACGAGCTGCCCGAGCTGCTGGCGGCTTTGGAGCAATCCACGGCACGGTATGCCACCAAGCCGACACCCGGGGCACCGAACGAGCTTGGGCAGATCCTTGGCACCGCCAAGCTGCTTGGCCGGCAGCTCATGCCGTGGCAGATCGAAGTGGCACGCGTGGCATCAGAGAAACGCGTGGATGATCCACGCCGTTACCGTTACCCGATTGTGGTGCTCACGGTGCCCCGGCAATCCGGCAAGACGACGCTCATGCGGACAGTCCTTGCCCAACGTGCTTTGAAGTGCCGTAACCGTAAGGCGTTCTACACGGCCCAGACGGGCAAAGACGCTACGGCGCGGTGGCTGGATCTTGTCAAGGACATTGAGGACGGCCCATTGTCCCAGTTCGTCAGCAAGCGCATTGCTGCCGGTAGCCAAGCGCTGACGTTCCCGACGGGCAGCACCATCAGCCCGTTTGCCCCGACAGCCAAGAGCTTGCACGGCTATACCCCGCATGACGTGATGTTGGACGAGATATTTGCCCATGACGCAGCCGCCGGCAACGACCTCATGGGCGCTATCCGGCCGGCGCAGCTCACACTGCCCGACAAGCAACTATGGCTTGTCAGCACGGCCGGCACGGCTGACAGTGGCTTTCTGAAATCGTGGGTTGACCAAGGCCGGCTAGCCGTCAAAGACAGCGGTGCCGGCATTGCCTACTTTGAGTGGAGTCTTGCTGACGGTCTGGACCCGTATGACCCCCAAAACTGGCTGTTCCACCCGGCCGTTGGTCACACAATCACTTTGGAGGATCTTGCCGACGATGCCGACAGCCAAAGCCAGGGGGAGTGGTTGCGCGCATATATGAACCGTTGGACGAGCACGAGCGAGGCAGTCATTGACGTGGCGAAGTGGGACACGTTGGCCGGCGCGTTGGTGCCCGTTCCATGGGCACAAGTGACGGTGGCCTACGAGGTGGCGCACGACAGGAGTTGCGCGGCGATCTATGCGTGCTGGAAAGATCCCGAGACAGGCAAGCCGGCGCTAAAGCTCGTGCAGCAAGGCAGCGGTGCCGAGTGGCTTGCCCCGGCCGTCGCCAAGATCTACGTGGAGCACCGGCCCAAGGCGATAGGGGCCGACGACGGCGGACCAACCAAGGCAGTGACCGACAACTTGCGCCGGCTGCCCAATGCCCGTAGCGGGGGCAACGGCGTCGAGGTAACAACCCTGACAGCCCGGGACTTTGCTACCGCTTGCGTTGCCTACATGGGGCACATTGACGACGGCACAATACTCCACGACGGCGACCCGGGGCACCGTGCAGCCGTTGAGGCAGCGGCAACCCGGCCCATGGGAGACAGCAAGGTCTTTAGCCGGCGTCACAGTAGAGGCCCAATTCCAGAGCTGGTGGCGGCAACAGTAGCGCTACGGCTACATGAGCAAGCGCCGGCCACGGCACCGCAACCGGCAATCTACATGGGACGAGGGAACTAACGTGATCCGGCTTGACAAGACTCAATTCAGCATTGTTGTGCTTTGCACCTTGTGCCCGACGTGGCGAGCACTCCACAACGACAAGGCTCTAGCGCTGGCAGCCGGCCGACAGCACAACCTGACGGCGCACGAGGGCGAGGACAACACCTTGTCAGCGGCCCGCCAGCAAGCCTACAGGGCACGCAAAGCGGCTGCCGGGGCATAATCCCAGCGGTGTAATTTTGAAACCGTTACGGGGGCATACAGGATTATCTGTATGCCCCTATGGAATAACCCACTAGCCAAGCCGGCCGGCATTCTTGCCCGTCAGGCTGCCGCCAGCGTAGATGTTCTAGCCGGCAACGTCGTGTCATGGGAATATGCCGAACCTGACCCGGCACCCCGCGATCACTTCCAAACTCTCACCTTGGCTCACTTGCTTGGCGTCGAGTATGTCAACATCGACCGCACGGCAGCCATGGGCATTGGTGCCGTGGCAAAGTTGCGGAAAACGGCATGCGGCTTTATCGGCCGTATGCCCCTCATTGCTTACCGTGGTCACGACGTGCTTGCCCGTCAACCCAAGATCGTTTTGCAGCCCGAGGCCGGCCGGCCCCGGTTTGTCACGATGGCTTGGGTGACAGAAGCGCTCATGTTCTACGGCAAGGCATGGTTCACCGTTGAAGAACGCTACGCCGAGGACGGCCGGCCGGCACGCTTGCGTTGGGTGCCAGAGTGGAAAGCAGAGTTCAACACCGCCGGCCAGCTCGTGAAAGCCTACGGCGTGGACATAGACCCCGCTGACGTAATCCGCGTGGACGGCATTGACGAGGGTCTGTTGAACTACGCGCAGCCCGTCCTACGTGAAGCCCGGGCAATCGACATTGCCGCCGGCCGTGCATCAGATAACCCGGTCCCGAGCATTGACTTGCACCAGACCGGCGGCGACCCGCTGACCAACGAGCAGATAGACGCGCTCATAGAGCGTTGGGCATCGAACCGGCGAGCCAAAAACGGCGGCGTGAGCTTCACCAACCAAAGCGTTGAGGCCAAAACCATGGGGCAGCCCGTCGAGCAACTGCTTATCGACGGCCGCAACGTGGCAGCCTTGAACATTGCCCGGGCAGCCGGCTTTCCGGCGTGGGCAGTTGATGCCAGCGTAAACGGCAGCTCCATTACCTACAGCAACAGCCCAAGCCGCACGCGTGAGCTGATTGACTACGCGCTTTCACCGTATCTGGAAGCTATTGCCGCTCGTTTCAGCATGGATGACATTCTGCCGGCCGGCACATGGTGCAGGTTCGACTATTCCGAGCTGTTGCGCGGCGACTTCGCTGCCCGTATGGATGCTTACAAAGTCGCCAAAGATGCAGAAATTTACTCAACAGAGGAGCTACGCGCCATGGAGCTTGGCCGGCCATTGGAGGTCTCGGAATGAAGCACGCATATTTGAATCTGTCCGCCGGGTTGCTGACGGCAAGCGCGTCAACGCGCACCATCAGCGGCGAGATTGTTGAATACGGGGTAGTGGGGCACACCAGCCTTGGCCCGACGATCTTTGCGGCCGGCAGCATCACAGCCCCCACGCCGTTGTCCAAGGTCAAGATGCTTGTGCAGCATGACACCGAGCGCAGTGTGGGCTTTCTGGACTCGTTGGAGGACAACGGCACCAAGCCGTTTGCCGCGTTCAAGGTGCCTGACGGTGCCGAGGGCGACGACGCACTAACCAAGGCAGCCAACGGCACTCGTGATTCTTTCAGCGTTGGCGTGCATGTTCAGGAATACAGCTTTGACGACGAGGGCAACTTGCTCGTGCATGCGTCAACGCTGAAAGAAGTTTCCCTAGTCACCATCCCGGCATTTGAAAACGCGCTCGTGCATGACGTAGCCGCAAACAGGAAAGAGGCAGTAATGACCGTCGAAGAAATGCGTGCCCAGGCTCTCGCCAACGCACAGACCCCCGGCAACCCGGCCGTAGCCCTTGCTGCCGCTGCTGCCGAAAATGCCCCGTCGCCGGCTGAGGTTACCCCCAGCGCCCAGCCGGCGACGGCACCAACCCGGCACGCCACCGTTGCCGAGGCTCAGGCTGCCCCTATTCAGGTTGGTGGCCGGCGCGGCATGGATCTTTCAGCCGCTGCCAACATCGTCATTGAGCACTTGCGCAACGGCTTGCCGGCCACGCAGCTCAGTGCCGCACTGTCCGACGTGGTGCCGGCCGATGATGCCGGAGAGGGTTTCCTCCGGCCCACGTTCATCGGTGAGCTGTGGCAGGCGTTCAACGATGACCGGCCGCTCATTGACGCGTTCGGCACCCCGGGCAAGCTGACCGGCACCAAGGTCTATGGCTGGAAGTGGGATCTTGCCAACCGTCCCAAGGTCGGCCGCTACGCCGGCAACAAGACCGAACTTCCATCCAACCCGCTCAAGACTGTCCCGGCTGAATCCGATGCTCAGGACTTCGCTGCCGGCTGGGACGTGGCACGCAAGTACATCGACCTTGGCGCGTCGGACTTCATTGAGTCCGTGTTCCGTGGTGCCACCGCGGATTACCGTTTGCAGACTGAAATCTGGTTCGGTGAGCAGATCCTTGCCGAGGCAACCGAAGTTGCCGGCGTGACTACGGTGTTGGGTGCGCTGTCTCAGTTCAACGTCGAGGCTGCCCGTATCGGTGCCCGTCTTTCGACGATTCAGTTTGGCGTAGACGCGTGGGAGGAATTTATCAACCTCCCAGAAGCTCAGGTGCCGTGGTGGCTGAAAGCACAGGGCAGCGTCGAGCTGGACGGCATGAAAGGCCGCGCCGGCGGTGTATCGTTCAGCGCGAACCTGGGTCTTGGTGCCGGCCAGATCCTTGGCGCGGACAAGCGAGCCGCAACCTACTACGAGGCCGGCAGCGTGCCTATCCGCGTAACAGCGCAGGACATCCCGCGTGGCGGCGTTGACCTTGGCGTCTTTGGCTACGCCGGCGCTATCGTGCATGACCCCCGGGCAATCTGGGTATCTGACGACGGACTCGTGTAACCCATGATCGTAACGGTAGAACAGGTTAGGACGTGGCTAGGGCTGCCGGCATCGGACCCGGCCCTAGAAGATGCCACGGACGCAACCAACGCTTTCGTTGAGCGCCTTGGGTTGCCGATGCAGCCCAAGATCGTTGACGGCATTGCCGTGCTGGACGACGACGGCGCACAAATGTTCGAGCCGGCCGCTGACACGGTGCTTGGTGCCAAGATGCTGGCGGCACGGCTCTACCGCCGGCGCAACAGCCCAAGCGGAGTCGAAGCGATCACCGACGCCGGCACGTCTTTTGTTGCCCGGTATGACAGCGACATAAGCCGTTACTTGAAGCTTGACGGCTTTGCGGCCCCGAGAATCGGCTAAGCGCATGCGGACTATGGGAAATTCCCTAAAAGACATTGCCGATATGGTCACGGCGGCCGGCGTGCCGGCTGCCGTTGACCCCCGGGACTTGAACCTACCCGGGGCATGGGTGACACCCGGGCTTGTCAGCTTTGACGTGCTGGACGTGGACACAGCATTTATGACGTTTGACATTTACCTAGTTGCCCCTGACCACGGTGCCGTCCATTCGCTCAACAGTCTTGGGGACATGTTGGCGAAGATCCGGCCGGCCCTACAGGTTGGTGAAGCCATGCCCGTCATGGTGAACCTCCCTAACCACGGTGCCGACGCGTTGCCGGCGCTACTTATCAGCATCGACGCACAACTAACGGAGGACTAAACCACAATGGCTACTGACGTAATTACAGTCGGCCCCGGCCGCTTCACCATCGGCTCAGATACAGAGCTGACCGTCTTTTCCGGTCAGGTCACCAGCTTGCGGCTCGTGCCGAGCGTGGACGTTGGCGACTCCATCTACGTGTTGGACGGCGGCGAAGTGTCCGGCGACCGTACCGAGTCGTGGAACGTGTCCGGCACGATGTTGCAGGACTTTGGCGCGACCACCAGCAAGACCGAATGGCTGTTCGAGCACCGGGGCGAAGATATGCCGTTTGCCTACGCCCCGAACAGTGCCAGGGGCAAGGAGATTACCGGCGTGCTGACCGTTGAAGCCATCGAAATTGGCGGCGACGTAAAGACCAAGCCCACATCTGACTTTGAGTTCAAGCTTGTTGGACCTCCCGCAATTGGCACAGTTTCCGCCGGCTAATGGGCACGAAACTCTACGCCGTGGTTGGCGGCGCGAAGCTCAGGAGCACGCTGAGAAAAGCCGGCGCAGATATGAAAGAACTTTCTGCCGTCAACCGCGACGTAGCCAACATCGTTTTGCCCGTCGCCAGAGCAACAGCACCAACCACAAGCGGGAAGCTGGGTAGCACAGTCCGAGCCGGCGCTACCCAGAAGTCAGCAATCATCCGCGTGGGCAGCGCAAAAGCACCCTACGGCCCAGTGGTGCACTACTGGCACAAGGGCAACTACACACCCAATCCTTGGGTGTCACTTGCCGCACAAAAGACCGAGCCAACATGGCTTGCCCGGTATCACGCCGGCATAGAGCGAATCATCAACCAAGTAACAGGAGCTTAAAGAATCATGGCGCAGCTATCAGCCCCGAAAGTCGTTGTCATGCTGGAATCATCCGGCACCGACGAGCTGACGGAGTACACCGTTCAGACCGATAACCGTGACGCGATTCAGTGGGACGTGACCCGGCCCCGTCGCTCGTGGCCGGCGTTCAACGAAGCACCCATGCTTTACATGACATTCCTTGCATGGCACGCGATGCACCGGACCGGCGCAACAAAGCTCTCGCTTGACGAGTTCATGAAAGACGCCGTTGAGGTCAAGGTACTGTCAGCGGCCGGCAAGGCAATCGACCCGACCGAGGCCGTTGCCGAGGACGTCCTTGTGGACCCTACCCAGCCGGTAGCCGCTATCGCCTGATAGTCGAGCTAGCGCTGGCAACCAACATTGCACCAAGCGTATGGGCAGCCGAGTCCACCGAAGTAATAGCAACAGCACTCACCATTTTGGAAGAACGAAAGTAGGCCGCAATGTCCCGTACAGCCGTCTTGGCCGTTCGTATCGTCACGGAGACAAAAGAGGCCAACAAGGGCATTGACGACACTGTTAGCAAGCTGGACAAGTTTGAGCGCGGCCTAGACAAGGCGGCATTGCCGGCGGCTGCCGCCGGCACTGCCGTGCTTGCGTTCGCCAAGAAAACCGGCGACATGGCGAGCATTGCCCAGCAAAACGCCGGCGCTGTTGACAGCGTGTTCAAGGGCAACGCCAAGACCGTCAACGAGTTCGCCGCGACGGCTGCCGACAAGCTGGGACTGTCCGGCAGCGCTTACCAGCAAATGGCATCGGTGATCGGTTCACAGCTCAAAAACATGGGTGTTCCCATGGATCAGGTTGCCGGTTCCACCAACGACCTCATTGCCAAGGGTGCCGACTTGGCTGCCATGTTCGGCGGCACGACCTCCGATGCCGTAGACGCGCTATCCAGCTTGCTCCGTGGCGAGCGTGACCCCATCGAGAAGTACGGCGTCAGCATCAACGACGCGGCAATCCAAGCCAAAAAAGCAGAGCTTGGGCTTGCCGGGTTGTCCGGTGAAGCCGACAAGAACGCAACACTGACCGCCACCATGGCACTGCTGCAGAAGCAGACAGCCGACGCGACGGGGCAGTTTGCGCGGGAAGCTGACAGCGCAGCCGGTGCCCAGGAACGAGCTAACGCGAAGATCCAAGACGCCGGCGCGAAGCTTGGCAGCGTATTCCTGCCAGCCATGGCAGCCGCAGCCACGGCAGCCGGCGGCATGGCTACATGGGCATCAGAAAACAGCACAGTGCTGCTGGTGCTTGCCGGGATCATTGGCGGCGTGGCCGGCGCGATCCTGCTTATCAACGGGGCACTCAAAGCATGGCGAGCCGCTACGGCTGCCGTCGCTGCCGTGCAAGTGGTACTCAACGCCGTAATGTCAGCCAACCCGATTGGCCTTGTGGTGCTTGCCATAGCCGCACTCGTGGCCGGCCTTGTGTGGGCTTACAACAACGTGGGTTGGTTCAAAGACTTTGTTGACCAAGCTTTTGCCGCTATCGGTGCCGTGGTGGCTGCCGTGGCGCAATGGTTCCAAGACGCGTGGAACAACGCTGTCACGTTCGTACAGGCGTACATCGAAGCGTGGTCCATCATCATCAACGCTGTCTTTACCGGGATACAGACGGCCGCCGGTGCCGTGGCCCAATTCTTCACCGACGCATGGAACAACGCTGTCACGTTCGTACAGGCGTACATAGCCGCGTGGGGCATTATCATCAACGCCGTGTTCACCGGCGTACAGTCCGCCGTCGGTGCCGTGGCTGACTTTTTCCGCAACGCGTGGGCGGTTGCCGTGGCAATAGTCGCCGGCGTAATCCGCTCGTGGCAAGCCGGCGTCAACGCCGTGTTCAACGCCGTGGGCTCATTTATATCCGGCGTCGTCAACAATGTCCGCAACGTGTTTTCCTCAGTGTTCAACGTGATTCTAGGGATCGTAACCGGCGTCATTGCCGGCGTGCGAGGCGCAATAGACGGGGTAACCAGCACCGTGCAGAGCGTCGCCAGCATCATCAACGGGGCACTCGTGGCCGCGTTCAACTTTGTCGCCAGTGCCGGCCGTAACGCTTTTGCCGGCATCACCGGGGCAATCCAAGGCGTCATTGGCTGGATCCAAAACGCGTTGAGCTGGGTTCGGAATCTTGCAAGCGGCATCGGCAACGCTGTCGGCCAGATGTTGGGCCTTGGCGGGGCGACGGCCGCGACAGCGGACGCCCCTGGACTCAGCTACTTTGGCGGCGGCGACCCCGGGTTTGAGGGCGGCGCCACAAGCATCTTTGGCGGGAACACTTTCTTTGGTGCCCCGGCACCCAAGGCAGCGGCACCGATCATCGTAAACCTGACCGTAAACGGGGCAATGGACCCGACGGCCGTAGGCAAGCAGATCTATGACATTCTGCTGAAGTACTTGCGCCGTAACGGTGACGTGGTGAATGGAGCTACCCCATGGTGACAATCCAAGAGGCAGCACTGACCGTCAACGGCGGAACGTACAACCCGAGCAAGCCGGCCGCGTTCATCCTGCCGACAGCCTTTAGCGGCTTGACGGTGAGCTACGGCGGCGACTCGTGCGCAGACCACCCCGGCCCGGGCAGCATCAGCGGCCGCGTGTTCATCCCAGAACAGCATTCCGCGTTTCACCCACGCATAGCTGACCCGGTGCATTTGCGTGCCACCATCAACGGCGACGATATGCGGATGTTTTACGGCACCGTGGACGAGATTGTTATCGAGGACGTGGACGGCGAGCCGCTGCCGGCTATCATCCCCAACAGCCGGCGGATGCAAAGCCTAGACGGCTGGATAGTGACGACAGGGGCAACCTACGAGGCTTCACTGCCGACGCCAGCAACTTATCTGCTGGACGGCGCACGCGTGTCAGCCTTGGGACCAACCCAAGGCGCGACAGCTAACAAGCTATGGTTCACTACGCCGGCCGCGCCGGTGAGTGAGTCCCGGCCCTATGTCGTGACAGCCATGGCCGAAGCTCCGAGCGGTTTGCCGGCGCTAAAAGCAATGTGGTTCAACAACGCCGGCGGCCTAATTAAGATCGAAGATCTTTATCGCTGGTACACCGCCGGCAGTTTCAACGGCGACTTTTCGCCGCTGAGGACTCAGGGGACTTATCCCCCGGTTGGTGCCGCGTCGGTAAGGATCATCGTGGAGTGCGAACTATACGCCAACCGGGAGAGCTGGCAACAAGCTTGTGCCGTAGACGGCATCGTGCTCCATGAGCTGCCCTATGGAACGGTGGAGCTGCCCAAGCTCAAAGCGGACAAGCGGCCACCCGGCCGTTGGGTGACGTTCAAGGCGTCGGACATTCTGGCGACCGCTGCCCGTCTTATCGTGGGGACTACTCCATGGCCGTCACAAACCGTCGAGGGCAGGACAGCGGCACTCAATGCGCTTGTGCCGGCCGGCACTGTCACGTTCAACGAGGGCGGCACGCGTGACCCGTTCCGGATGCTGGGACCCCGGGACATTGACAAGCAGAACATGCTTGAAATCTTCCAACGCGTGCTTGCATCATCGGGAGACTTGGCCGTGGCGTCGTCTAACTTTGCCCGTTACGTGGTGGCGGCTTCGCTGCCCCGTTACCCGCAAATCATCGAGCGCATCAACGGCATGGCAACGCTTGTCAATGACCCGTTGGTACCGGTGCTGCCGGCCGGCAGTATCGTGGCCGGCCCTATGCAGACCGACATAACGACCATGGCAAATCAGATCCGCGTCGAATATCGAGTTGTCACTGACACCATGGAGCAAACCGGAGATGATGCCAGCGCCGTCTACGTCAACACCGAGTCATTGGCGGCCTACGGTGCCATGGGGCGAAGCATCAGCACAGACCTCGCCACCGTGGCCGGCAGCCGTGCCGAGGACAAGGCACGCCGGCTTGTCGAGAGCCAGGCTCAACCGTTCTACCGTCTGGCGGACAAGGTCCGGCTTGTGTCCTCACAGATACCGGACGCGCCGAACGTGGCACGGCTTTACAGCGCCGACATAGGGTTCGGGCAGCTTGTCTATGTTCCCGACGCGCCGGCCGTGCTTGGCAACTATCACCGAGTCAGGGGAGCAACCCTGACGTTGGGACGAGAGCCGGCCGTTGAGCTGGACGTTGAGCCGCCGGATTATTCGGCACCCGAGGCGCTCACGTTTGGCGAAGCACGCAACACCACACCCCCGTTCAACATCTTGAAGCTGTCCGAGTTCAAAAACATCACCATAGGGCAGCTCAAATACGTCAGCGCATTGGAGGAATAAGAGCATGGATCTATCAGGGGCATTCCCGAAACTGACCGACGCGGATAGCGTCTACGCACTCAAAGAATACAGCGAACGCATGTTTACCGAGCTGGACAAGATGCCACGCGGGATTGTGGCACGTTCCAATCTCAATGGCTCAACGGCCGGCAGCGGTGCCGCCGTCATGGTGGATCTTGTGGCCGTGCCGCTCGTGGCCGGCCGCTGGTACAAGGTTGAATATGTCTTTACCAGCGTGGCCGGCGGTCCCAATGACGCCATTGCCTATGACTTCAAAAAGTCGGCAGTGAACGACTCAACAGCCAACGGCACGTCATTGAATGACGGCTCACAGCGCTTTGTCTACACCGGCCCCGCTGCCGGCAACTCAAAGACTGAGACAGTCCGCACCATGTGGAAAGCCACCAGCAACGAAACGCAAAACATCAAGGCAATCCTTGCCCGGGCAACAGGCAGCGTGGCTTTCACCGCCAACAGCCGTGGCCTTTACGTATTCGATATGGGGACTACAGCACCATGACAATGACCCTGGCTTATCCCCTTGCTGAGGGCGAGACAATCCAAGAGTTCGGTGCCCGTCGCTCGTTCTACCGGAAGTTAGGACAGCTTGGGCATAACGGCATCGACCTTGGGTGCCCGGTCGGCACCCCCGTCTATGCCATGGCAGCCGGCACGGTGCTCCACGCCGGCTGGTCCCACGACCACCCATGGCTGACCCATCACGCCGGCATTGCTGTGCTGACCCATCACGGCGAGCACATCAGCGGCCTAGCGCACCTATCCAAGGTGGTGGTGTCACCCGGCGAACGTGTCGAACTTGGGCAGCTCATTGGCTACTCAGGGGACACCGGGACCGCCGGCGTTCCGCATGTCCATTGCGAGCTGCTGGCAGCACAGCCGGATTGGTCCAACGGCTACGCCGGCCGTATCCGCTTTGAGTTCACTAAAGGAGAGCTATCGTGACATACCAATATCTGACCGGACAGACAAGCCCGTTCCAGTCGCCCCGGACACAGCCCATTCAGTCGATCACTATTCATTGGTGGGACAAGCCCGAACGTAACCCGTCGTTTCAGGGCACCGTCGATTGGCTTTGCCGGGTTGGCACCACGGCCAGCATTCATTACGTGGCCGAGGCCGGCCGCGTGGCGTGCCTTGTCTCACCTGACAACATTGCATGGCACGCCGGCGACGGCGGCAACGGCCCGGGCAACAACACCAGTATTGGCATTGAGTGCAACCCGCGTCAGTCCGACGGCGACTACGCCACGGTGGCCGAGCTGGTCCGTGACCTGCGAGCCGTCTACGGCAATTTGCCGATCTATCCTCACCGGCACTGGACAAGCACGGAGTGCCCAGGAACCTATGACCTTGCCCGAATCAACCGACTAGCCGCAACGCCGGCACCATCACAGGAGGACCAAATGAACCCCGAACAAAACCGCATGCTCGTTGCGATCTACAACGCACTGTTCAACAAGAAGAGCATGCCGACGCCGGATAATCAGTCCATCGTCGGCGGTGAAGCACTTGACGAGTTGATAAACAACAACGACGTCAAGATCCTTGCCAAGCTCGAAGAGATCAACCGAAAGCTCTAAGGACCATGACAGCCAAGCCAACTCCCAAAGTAGCGGCCGTCGGTGTCAGCGGCGCTCTCACAGTCCTAATCGTCTGGGTAGCGGGACTATGCGGCATTGATATGCCGGCAGAAGTCGCGGCCGCTATCTCTGTAGTTGTTACGTTCGGTGCCGGCTACATCAAGAGCGAGGTGACAGAACGTGATGGAAAGCGAGGTGAGCACGTTGCCCGATAGCGGCACATGGACGCAACCCGAGGTTGTTCGCTCGTTACAGCGCATTGAGCGCAAGCTAGACAACGCTGCCACGAGCGGATACGTCGAGGCGATCAAAGCAGACCAGTTGCGCAAGGACACCGAGCAAGACAAGGCAATTGAGTCGGTAGAACAGAACTACAACAAACTGTTGCTAATGGTGGTCGGAACGGCCATAGGCAGCGCGGCAAGCTTACTTGTTGCCTTGGCGTCAGCCCTACCTAAATAGGCCAGAATGCCCCGTAACACCTACCAAGGGTTGCGGGGCATTCTGGTGTCAACGTAGAGTTGACAGCATGGCAAGCAAAGCGAAGTGTGAAACGACCGAATATGCCGGCATGCTACGGCGCATGATCCGAGCTTATGGCCGGCGCGTCGGTGATGCTGACGTAGAGGACTTGGCCGTGATGCTGGAAGTGCAGCGAGAGCTTGACGCGGCTATCCAATCGGCCGTGGACAGCCAGCGCGAGAACCACGGCAGGAGTTGGGCAGACATTGCCCGGGCAACAGGCACCAGCCGCCAAGCTGCCCAGAAGAAATACGGCGCTTAGACCCTAGCGACGTTTGGGCGGACAGCCGGCCGGCAACGTTCCCCAAACAGCTCCCCCACAGCGCACCCAAGCACGCCGGCGACCGTCACAAGCTCCGAGGCGAACCATGGGCGCTGCCCATGCAGTTTGCGGCTGACCGTGGCTTGTGTCAGCCCGAGTCGCGCGGCAAGATCCCATTGAGTCATGCCCAGCGCCGATAGCCGGCGCTCTATGCGCTTTCCTATGTCGGCATCAGTGCTTGCCGGCCGCGCTTGGACCCGTGTTGTCATGGCGCAAGGTTATGCCAAGTAATGACATTAATCACCACTTGTTTACGTCAATCGAGTACTCATTTATCGACCCCCGCTACTTGGTTGGCGTGTCGTAACTTGTCGTTTCATGCCAGAGGGGTATAGCGTTCAGGGCATGACAGAGCAATCAAACGAAACGACAGAACTTGTCGAAGCTGACCGAGCGGCCGAGCTGCTGGGAGTCAGCAAGCGAACGTTGGACAGGTATCAAGCCGCCGGCCTACTGACCCCAATCCGGCCCATTCAGGGCAAGGGCGCAATACGCCGGTTTGACGCTCAGGACGTGCAGCGGCTTGCCGTAGCTCAGGACGTGCAGCCATGAGCATTGAGTCAATGGCCGTAGTGCTTCACCACAGCCAAGCCGGCGGCACCGACAAGCTGGTACTGCTGGGTATCGCCAACCACGACGGCGACGGCGGATCTTGGCCGAGCGTGGCAACCCTGGCACGCTATGCCAACGTTGAGCCGCGTGCAGTCAAGGCGTGCATCAAGCGTCTTGTTGATAGGGGCGAGGTTGAGCGCGAGCGGCAAGCCGGCGGCACCCGTAACATGCCCGACTACACCCGGCCGAACCTTTACCACATCAAAGTAGTCTGTCCGCCGGAATGTGACCGTAGCGCACAGCACCGAATCAACAGAAAAGACCCGGTGTCGTCAACGACACCCGGTGTCGGCCAGATACCCCCGGGGGGGTACGTTCCAGATACCCCCGGGGGGGTACGCCCAACGACACCCAAACCATCACTAAACCATCCCTCTAACACTGATAAATCACCTAGCTCTAGTACCTCACCAGCGGTCAACGGCAAATTGCCGTGCTGGAACTGTGGGGAACACGTCATTGCGAACACCACCAAGCCGAAACGCTACTGCCAGTCATGCAGCTCACGCGGACTCGATAACCCGTTGATCCCATGCAAGAAATGCGGCTCAGTGCGAAAGCGCAGCTACCCGGGAGAACAGGAGTTCGACTGTGGATGCGTTTGAGCCATACGAAACCTACTCCATGGCCGTCCTATGGAACATGAGCGCACAAGCCGCCCATGATGCCCCGGTAGACGGAGACGCGCTAGCAAGAAGCAATTGGCAGACTCTCAGCATTCAACGGCAGTGGGAACGGCTCACGCCGTGCCAAGTTCAGAAAATCAGAGACAACCATCACGAAGTAGACAGGGATAGCAGATCATGACCGGACTCAGCCAAGCCACCGTTGACCAAGCCAAGCAGACGGCGGTCAACATGGAGGCTATTGCCAACTCATATCAGAAGACCATGGAGTGGAACCGTCAGGAGTACATCAAAGACGCCACCACGGATAAGTGGCCTCAGTACATAGCCGCTCTCAGTGAGTGGCAGATACATGCCCAACGCGCTACCACGGCGCGGCTCATGTATGAAGCCATTGCCCACGCCTACCACCTAACCGAGGTATGGGCACGGTGCAAGGCGCTGCCCACCGCTGCCGATGCTGCCCGGTGAATGGGGAGGACGTGAGGCCCAAGACCTCACCAAGCTATGCATGGCTACCTATGGGTGGACGTGCCACCTATGCAAGCTGCCCATCAGGCAAGGTGAGCAGAGCGCAGACCACCTATTGCCACGCAAGTACGGCGGAAGCAATGACCTATCGAACCTCAGACCAGCTCACCGCAAATGTAACTATGCACGCGGTGCCAAGTTGCTGTCAGATCCAAGAGCAAGGCCAACAGACAACACCGCGTTTTTTAAGTAGGGGCGGCTCTGGACACCCCGCGCCACC